GTTCACCTGTAATGGCTATAGTAAACCCATGCCACTCATTATTACTGATTTTCCTGAGTCCGTCGATATTCATGTTGGCTCGTAATTTCCACTTGCGTTGGATCGCCTCGGGTATCTTGTGTTTCAAGTGGTTAATATCTTCACCAAAACACTTACGAGTCTCGCCCTGATAGTACAAAGTCACCGCCAGGTCGTTAATCCATCTTTTCTTACCTTTTTTCATAATTATAGCATGCAACTGCTTGCGTTAATATTGGCACAGATATTCACAAGATCAACCCTAAAACGGCAGAAATTGGCAGAAATTAATACCTATTTAACGCAAGGGATTGCTTGCGGATATTCTTGTAAACGAGTGAATTTTTAGTTATATTTATTGAATGCTAACCCCCGAATACACTGAGGAAGTAAACGCCAAGGTCGATGAGTGGCTTACATTAGCCTCACAAAGCAACATTGTGCCAAATACCGAAGAGTATAAGAACTTATTGAGTTTGATGGCAGACGAAAAACAGATCGTAATTGATACTGTCGTTAATACCCTAAACGCTTCAGTAGAGCATCATCAATCTTAGCGGTTCTAACTCCCATTCTTGCAGTATAAGCATCTGTGGCATCCACATAATCTCTAGTCGATTTCTTAAATATATCGGGTAGAAAGTCTTGCATAGTAGGTTGGAATCTAGCTGGAACCTTTAATACACCGAGACCTTCTCCCTGCATAGCCGCATTATAGGTATCATGAAACGAATCCGCTTTTCCACCAGTTATTAAACCGACATTATTGGTCTGCATGAGACTACTTTGATTGAACATATCAGGATCTGATATTGCGGCTCTCATTTCAAAGTTAGATAAAGCACCATCGATTTGTTTAACTCCATCTTTTTTCTGTTTTGGGCTTGGTCGATTAACCATATCGAAAACATTATTTATGGTTTTTCTTTGTGGACCTGATAACTTACCTAAATATTTATCGACATTATTCATATCGATATCGAAACCTGGAACTTTAACTGAATCTTGACTTTTAGTTAAATGCCCTCCTCCACCGTTTCTAATTAATCTGCTTACATATTTTTTATCTTTGGATTTCATCGCCACTTGAGCGTATCTGATATGCAAGGCTGGAGCCATTGTTGGAAAATCTACTGAAGTTGGAGCCATCTCAAAAGGTATGACGAGCATATCCTTATCGCCTAAATCTTTTTTGCGATTTAACATTGCAGACATAGCACCTTTCTCGTTTGCCCATACAGCACCAGGAGATCCCTTATCATCAAACATATAATCTCGACCGCCACCCAATCTTAATGGAGTTTTAAACTCTACATCATTAATACCATAAATGGTATGTGCAGTCGGAGTTCTGTCGGCCATTGTCATAAGAATATCTTTGCCGTAATGATCCGCTAAACTAATTTCAGGTTTCTTATATTTAGTCCTCTCAACATCGACCTTTAATCCACCCAATACTTTATCAACAAACTTTGGAGCATTTACATTTTGTGTCGAAAAACCAGTCTCCACTGCCCTTGGCTGAACTTGAGCCTCTGCCGGCATAAAAAGAATATTCCTCTCCCCCGCATCGAAAGTCCCTCGGTTGCCGGTGGCCGATTTGATTTGTTCGGGGGAGAAGGCGACATACTGAGTTCCAAAGCCTCCTTGATCATATACATTCTTAATGATCATTCCATCATAACCTTTTTTCTGAGCTATTTCCCCAAGATCATCAATCTGTATACTTCCCTCATCAAAAGGATCAGGAATATCGGTCCAACTATTTTCTTTAGCATCTACTTCAAGAGGCTTTTTGAGCCTTAAATATGTTCCGTAAAGGCCATCTGCTTCATTCATTTGTTCAGGACTAATTAAATAATTAGTTCTTTGATCGGTGTAGAATTTAGCGACCCCAGCATTATCTGAGAAAAACACATTACCTTGTATTAAGTTGTATGAGTTTTCTCTGCCTGTGAATACTTCTTTGCCTGGGCGATCCCCTCGATAAACCACCAACGGCTCGCCGTTCTCATCGACTACCTTGGACTTGCCGAACCACTTCTTAAAGTATGGCGAATCCGTACCCTTCTCCTGCCATAGCTTTGCGGCCTCGGCTTGCTTCCCCTTCCCCGCACCCGCTTCGGAGGCTGGCATGAAGAGTTTGTCGGGACCACCCCTTCCAGGCATAAGGTTACGCCTTAGACGATCAATAACGATGTTTCGGGTATTGCCGGTAGGATTAAGTGTTCCTATCCGATCTAATCTGCGAGAGCGGTATGTTCCTAATGTGTTTGCCCGTCTCTCACCGAGATTCGATAGGGTTGGATTGTCTGCGATCTGACTTTTACTTACGGGACCAAAGGCGGCGTTGAGAAAGTCTCTTTGCTTATCGGTTATCCCGCTTTCGGGGTTGCTATCTCCATTGACTATGCCTTTGGCATGATTATCGAGGTACTTCTCGAACATGGATTCGAAGTTTTTACGAATTACTGCTGGGTCTGATCCGCCAAACGCCTGTCCGATTTCATTACCTCTTCGCTTCAGCAGGTAGTCAATATTCTTCTGTAGCTTGTCGAGGGATACAGTATCTAAGATAACATTGCCGTCTTTGGTAATCGTAATGCCATACACCAGGCTATCGCGATATCCGCCTTTTAGCGTCTTGTATTTCCTGCCTCCCTTACCAGTGGCCGCATAGTAGAATAGTAGCATCTGATTACCGATGCCCTCCCTACCCGCTTTGCTGGCTTCCCGAAGAAAGTTTATCTGCGATGGGTTGTATCGGCCTGTCCTGGATAGTTCATCGATAATTGAATCATCTATGAACTTGCCGGAGCCTGTAAGTTTTCCGTCCTCAGTTTCCGATAGAGTGACATGACCTTCAGGGAGATCGTTTTCTCGAGCCTTTATGGATTCGGTCAAATCTCTGGCGAGTGCCTGGTTTGCTCTTCTTGTCTCTGATGGAGAATAGACTTCGGGCTTTTTGGTGATTGGGTTGACAATGATGTTGCCATCTTTGTCGGTCTTAAAGTGTCCACCATTGTTAAATACCTGCAAACTCTCAATCGGATCACTGGGTGAAACGATGACTGTGTCTAATTCATCGTCTTTGGTGACGGGGCGTTGTTCGCGAATCTCCGATTCCGATAAGCCGATTGTCTCATCTTCATACCGCTTGACCAGGTTATCCAATTGCTTGGATGTCTTAAATGGTTTACCGAGTATGCCGGTTCCCTGAACAAGAGATCCATCCGCCTTGGTGGCCATACCTAGTGAATGCATAGCTTTACGCATAAAGCCTCCACTGGTGATGCGATCACCCAGGCTTTCGATGAGCTTATAGGTGGATGACTGCCCTGCCCGCTTGGATGTTTTGCCGGATAACATTCTTTCGGCCACAGTCTCAGCAAATAGTTCCCGTGCAAACTGCTCGGGTGTTTCATATGCCTGCTTTGCTTTTTCCGAAACATTGGAGTTGGCAAGTTTATCGACATATGCCTTTTGAAGTTCCCTAAATTCATCGGTGAGTTCGTAATGTTTTATACCATTCTCATCGGTAGTAATCTTGGGCTTACCTGTAGCTTTATCTATTTGAGTAAATATTCCGACTTTCCCTTTTTCAGGATTGCCAAGTAATTCTTCAAGAATGTTAGGCAGAAGTCCGTGCCTTTCAATATGGTGACCAATTTCGTGTGCTAAAACAAATTCGAATGATGAGTTTCTGTCGGTATTTATTTCGATTACACTATCAGAACCATCTACATAATGTGCTCCCTTTGGTCCACTCTTACCCATCGATTTCATTCTAATCTCCACATCGGGGAAGAATTGAGAGAAGGTAGATATTGCTACCTGTTGATCCTTGTCCAGCTTTTCAAAATTTGCCCGCTCTGTTTCGGTAAGCGATTGCTTGTGGTATTCTAAATCTCCCAACTGTTTGGCAAGCAGATCGGATTTATTATTGAACCTCAAAAGAGATCCATAACCTAATCCGGCGGCTATAAATGGAGCCGATGCTCCGATTGCAGATGCCGCACCCTCTTCGCCTCCAGCCATGTATCCAAATGCACCAGGCAATGCCGCCCCTCCTGCCGCCGCTTTGGCGACATTGGCGGTTTCTGTGCCTAGTCTGCCTAGTCCTGATCTGTCGATAAACCTGGCGACTCCTCTTACAGTGGATGGAAGGTCACGGGTTTGAGTGAGTATAGGTTTTAACTGTGAAGCGGCATCTCCGAGTACCAGGTTATCAGTCCTATCGACTAATACCTCGGCAAGTTTTGGATCGTCTGCCGGTAATGCCCCTACCCTTTTAAAGAATGGCATGGTGGTCTCGGCCATAGTTAACTGTTTGCCGAGGATCGCTGTGCTTCGTCCCATGCTGGCGATTGCCCGTGGACCCATGTAGGCGGCCAATGCTCCAAAGCCTGTGCCGGTTAAACTAGCTTCCCCATCTGTGAGGTCAGCGGCTCCACCGATTGATGTATAAATAACCCCCTTGGCTACCTGTTCACTAAGCCCGGCTCGCATTAATAAGGTAGTCGCTTCCTCCACGCCTGCCCTGCGGATAAACTCAGTGAGATTACCAAAGTGCTCACCTGCTTTACCGACTGCCTGCATACCCTTGCCGACCATTTGATTGGTAAACCCAGCCTTTGCCTTCTGCTCAGTAAATGGAGTAATCTTTGCGAGTATTTCATCCGATTCCTTTGTCGCCTTTTCGAGTGCATCGGTGGCAGTCTTTACGAGTTTGTCAGATGCATTGGCTGGTAATCGATTGAGTTGCTTTTCGAGTAAAAATTTCTTGCTGTTTGCTTCCTTGAATTGCTCGGCTAACTTCTTTGCGGTTCCCCTGCGTAGCATATTGGTGGTGGATCGGATACCTCCAGTGGTTACTGCGGCCACAGGATTTTCCAGCTGTACGAATAAAGATGCCGCTAGTGCCTGTTTCTTATCAGGCTCAACTCTACCGGCTTTAAGATCTCTATACATATCGAAATCTCCAAACTGCTCGGCCATGATTGCCGCCCCATCATCTATAAACGACTGAGTCTTCATCATGTCGCCAATAAACTGAATGGAGGCATCTATATCCTCATCCCCTTCACCTGCTATTTTGGAGAATGCAAGTTTACCGGCATCTCCGATAGTTTTATATCCAGCAATTACTTCGGCTACTGTTTGGTATGTTGTTGCTTTACGAGACTTACCTTTTGGCACTTTTACACCAAGCTTTCTTCTCATCTCAGCAGGCATACCTTCAATAGCATCTCTTTGGAAATCGTCAAATGGTTGTTGAATTATTGAACCCATACCCTCCATGACTTCACCGGCGGCCTGTTTAAATGCATCGTATAAACCTGTGTCAGATTCCTGATCGAAGTAACCATTCTTATAGGCGGCTCGAGCTAGTTCCTTATTACCATCCTCAAATGCTTTAATCATCCGATCAGGTGGAACTACCTGTTTAAGAATCTGAAAAGTGGATTCTGCGTTTGGAGCCTCCGGCCCCTCGACCATAAAATCTACTCCGAGGGGTTCGCTGAATATTCTATACTGTCCCATTACTGAGCCTCTACCGATAATCCTGGTATACTGTAAGTTCCCTGCTTGGTATCTATCCCTGGTCCTTGAGGCTGTGACGGGCTTAATTCTTCTTCAATTTGCAAATAGTTTGATGGAATAATTTGATCCACCCTCAAACCACTATTTGCCGCTAGACCTTTATACTGATCAAGAGCCTCTCTTGCTCCTTTAAATTCAGCTGATGCGGCATTTTTTGATTGGTTAAGAAAATCTTGTCTCTGATCGGGCGAAAGTCTCGTACCATCTATGATCTGATTATAAAGGTTTCTGATTTTAGTATCTATGCCACCAGCATTTTGTGCATTAGCAAACTCTCCCTCCCTGACAACACTGCCAGGATCAAGTATCTTCATGTAATTAAAAATCAAACTCAAATCGCCTGCTGGAGAAGGGTTTGCACCGGCTTGTTTGACCTTTTCGTATGCAGTACGAACTTTGTTGAAATCCTTAACAACTGGCAAAGCGTTAAACTCTTTCCGTAAATCTCCTTCGGCTTTTCGAAGAGTTTCAAAATCTTCCATGCCAGCAGTTGCTTGTTCTGCCAACCTCTTTTGTTCAGCCTGCATAAATGCCAAAGCTCTTTCTTGAACAGCAGGAGATTCGTTTGCAAATTGAGCCATAAACCGATTGCCGGACATTCCCATAACAGGCTCAGTCTGTTGGAGATTAGGATCTTGAAGTAATTCGTCTCTAAACTTTTCCTGTGCTTCAGGACCAGGTGCTAAGAATAGTGAACCTCTTTCTAATTCATCTTGCCCAGCCTCGTTTAATTTACCAGTAGGAGCTTGAGAAGTAAGCATGGTAATAAACCTATCTCTGCCAGCCTTCTGCTCATCGAGCATAGCTTGCTGACGATCAAATGCCTGCTTACGCATGAGGAACTCCTGTGCTCTAAAATCGCTTAAATCCTTATTTCTTTTAGCCTCAATAAGAGTAGGATTTTTCGACATCGAGTTAATCAAATCAGGGGGAGCATCAGGATAAATTCTTTCGAGACCCTGCCTCAAATTTTCAACCTCTTTCTGTTTCGCTTTTTTATCGAAATAACTTTTTGCCACTGAGCCAATCGCATCACCGAATGCCTGGTTAGCCCTTGCCTGTGCCTCGCCTGCTCTTTGAAATGCTGAGAAGTCCATCCTCCCCAAGCCTGCCTGTACTGTGTCGCCTATTGCCATAGTTATTAAAATAGTTTGTAGCCTCCTGAAATCATAGTGTTACCACCACCACCTCGATATGTGCTAATTCCTTGTCCAAAGTTTTGATTCTGTTTAAGTCCTTGTCCCAGCTAACCTGCGGCCATAATATTTGCCGCACCAATTGTACCGATTGCCCCCAACAATCCACCTACCATTCCACCTGCGGCCTGTTCGCGAGCCGCATAGGTGTTTGCCAGGTAGTTCGCACGATTCGCTGTGTCCTGTAATCCGATATTTACTCCGGCATCAGGATTAATCCTGGTTGACTGCTCCTGTGGTATTCCAAATAAAGCGGCTCGTTCGCCATACCCCTGCTGGGTGTAATTACTTCCACCTCTGAGCATAGCCATTGGATCGACTGAGGTTGCCCGGTTAAGTCCACTGGCATAACTGCCTAGACCCTGAGCCTGTTGACGATTATCGCGAATGATATCCCTTAAATAGTCTTCCCTGCTCATCGCCTCGGCCGCGATTGCCGCATTGTCCATGTCGCGTCCGCGAGCCACCAATGACTCCCTAGCGGATTGAGTGGCCCTGCGTCTCATCTCAGGAGATAAGTCCTGAATCTGCGACTCTCTGAATGCCTGGTCGGCCAACTGATTAGCCTGCTCCACGCGAGCCTGCATAAGCGGATCGGACGAACGAACTGCCTCCGTCATACCGGGGCCAAATCTACTGATTAAAGATATATCAGTACCCGCCTGACGCTCTGCCATTTGACCACCAAACTCCTGTGCCCTCATTGCCTGTTCTTCGGCAAGCTGTGCCATAGGATCAGCGGCTCGTTGGGCGAGGCTTAATTGTAAATCTTGGTACTGAGGATCGTAGGTCTGACGAGTCTGTAGTAACTGCTCTTGCAAACGAGGGTCTGCCATTGCGGATACATAATCGCGAGCCGATTTACCAACATCTAATTTAGGTAAGGGAGGTGGTTTCTTGCCTCCCCCAAAAAGCTTTTGTAAGAAATAGGATGGAACGCCTGAACTGTTTACAGGCTCGCCTGCCCCACCGGCATCTTTAAGCATCTTTGCTTCTGCGGAATTAATATATGCGAGTGACTCACCTTCGGGAGCATTCTCGTTTAAAAGCCTAGCGGCCTGTGCCAATGGATCTTTGTTTTTATCTTTATGCATGGCGATTAAGTTTTGATGATATAATTTAAAATGATGGTTGGCTGAACATTGTTGTGAGCACTACCTCCACCTGTTGCACTAGTATTGCCTGAACCTGAACTAACATTATTTGTGTTACCTCCTGAAGTTCCGAAATCATCTTCTGAGGCCGAGTCAATAATAAGTCCATGTGTATGACTAGGTATTTCTGATGTTGTGAGGGTATGTGTTTGAGAACCACCTGTAGCTCCGAGATTGTCTCCATTGACTCCACCTGACAGACCTGTCAATCGGTCAGCAGAAACTCCTCCCATGTCATCCTGACCTGCAATAACTCGGCCTCGAAGGTCAGGGATATTAAATGTGGTTGAACCATCACCTACTCCGTAGGTTGTTTCAATTATTCCAAATAAACTTGAGTAAGTGGTTCTCGATATTGCGTCACCATCACAGAATAAATATCCTGTCGGTGCGTTAATGCCTGCAAAAGGTAAAACTGTACCTGTGGGCATCAGTGCAGATATTGCATCGGAGTTTAATTTTGCAGATGTTACTGCTCCATCCTGTATCTTAGCAGAAGTAACCGAGTCAGAAGCGAGTTCGTTAGCAGTGATACCTCCTGATGGTACTTTTAGTTTACCATCGCCACCGCTGATTCCATAGGTTTGACTATTTACGATGATAGTAGAACCATCTGCGGGGTCATCGAATGTCGCAAGGTCTGCGATATCCATTAACTTTTGAGAGGTGACTTGGTCACCTGATGAAAAGATTTGTCCTGTATTTAGTATTGGCATTTTTCTATCTCCTATTGAAAGACTGAAGTTGTTGAGCGATCCGATATTCTAGCATCTACCTTGGTTGCCCTGACATAAGGTCTACCGACAGTTGGTTTAATATCTGCCTGTATACCGAACCCTCTTCTGTTAACTCGTAAGCGAACCGAGGCATCTTCCGCAGTTTCAAGCTCGCTACCCAATAAGGTAGATATGCTTGATATATCAGACAAAGAGTCAGGATCTTCCGTGATAAATTGTACAGTAGCATCGGATGGGTTGGATTCGCTTGATTTAAGTTGCAATTCAGCACGACTGAAT